CTCCACCTCGGAGCATTCGGGGTACGGGCATTCCCAGGCGATGGGATCCCACCTCTCTTGCATCAAGCCGGCGCGTATATCGGCGGCACGCACGCTGTGGCAGCGGGCTGTAAGCCAAGCGGCAGCCTCTTTACTAAAGTGGGAGTAAAGAGGCTCAGTGTCCACAATGGATGTGCACTTGCACGCGAGTGCGAGTGATGGCTTGATGTGGCCGTTCTTGGTGACGGCCAGGTGGAATTTTGGGCAGTGCCTCTCTGGATCCATCAGCGATCCGTTTGAGACACGGGGGTTCACGTACACCCTACCAAGGAATATGGTAGGGTGGGAAGTCTCCACAACTTCATGGGTGAGCTTGAGACCAAGCTCTTCCGCAGTCACCACGTATGGAAGGTCATCCTCTCCTGAGCAGGGGGTGAGGCCATCATCCCCTCCATACACACCCAGACGCTCATATGCATCACGTGGCTCGAGCCCTTTGTTTCTAAGGGCGCAATATGCCACGTACGCATTGTCCACGGTGTTAAAGAGAGACGTGTCAGGCGATCCTGACACACGCGTGGCCTCACCATTGTAGGGCAGGCCATGCTTTGTCCAAACGGGATTCCAGTACTGGGCCAAGCACATCTCGGCCGCCCTCTCACCATAAGCTCTGCACATTATGCGCGCTTCCATATATGCCAGGAACGCACTGTGCGTGGCATCATATGAGGAGAAGTCTGTGAGCTGGAAGTGGGAGAAGTGGGCGGCCAAGTCGTGAACTCTATCCGCCGCAGCGGTGGGCTTCTTTCCGAAAGCATACCACGGCTGCTGCTTAATGTGCGCAGATAGAGGGTAGGTGTACTGGCTGTAGGCGAATTTGAAGGGGGCGCTGGTGTTGGTGATGTTACGGGCGTCCCTTATCTTCCCGTACGACTCTGCTTTCATGAACGATGAAAGCCGCACGAGGAGGGTGTCCTCAAATTCGGAAGTGTCACTAGTGCGCACTTGTTCTAGCTGGGTGCGCTGGCTCGGCTTCGTCATGTTATCTTCAATTTCTTGCATGGAAGCGGGGGAGAGATTGGTGGGAATTTCCAAATGATTTAGAAATTCATCCATGTAGAAGTGATACTTCCGGGGCGGGTCAACCGCATTCTTCGGGGCATTGATGCGGTTGG